ACCGGCGCAAGGTGACGGACCGTGTGGTCGCCGCGCTCAACGATATCAGCTTTACGGCCATCAAGCGGCGCGAGCTGACGGACAAGGACTGGGAGCGATTCGCGGCCAAGAGCGCCGCAGCCTCCGCGCTCAAGTTTACGCTGATCGAGGCCGCGGGATGGAGCGTGAGCGACATCACGAGCGCTGCCGAGGCCTACGACTTCGACGTGGTCGTCATCGACTACGTGCAGCTGATCCGGCCAAGCTCGACGCGCATCATGCGCAGCGAGCAGGTAGCGGAGATCTCCCGCGAGCTGCACGCCTTCGCCCAGAGCCGCAAAAAGCTCGTGATCGAGCTGGCGCAGCTGACGCGCGAGGATCGCGCCGTGACGCCCAAAAAGGGCAAGCCGCAGCAGAATGAGCCGCGTATGAGCGACCTCAAGGAGTCCGGCCAGCTGGAGCAGGACGCGGACATGATCTTCATGATCTACCGCCCCGTCGAGGGCGGGGACTATAACCCAACAACGTCCCGATTTCTGCGGATCGTGAAGAACAAAGAGGGCCTGCTGCTGCGGACGCTGCTGTGGTTCGATGGCGACAAGCAGACCTTTACGCCGATGACGATGACATCGGCACGCGAGGTCGAGGAAGACAAGAAACTCGTCGAGCGGAATGCTCGCAATGAGCGCATGAGCGGCGCAAAGCGCCGGTAGAGAAAGGAGAAACATCATGCCGTATATTGGACAGCCAATCGCCTGGACGCCCTGCGCGTACTGCAATCTGGACGGCAAAGAGAACCCCAAGAGCACGAGAGAGCGGAAGAAGGTGCGCGGCAGGATCGTGTGGATCAACGAGCTGCACCATTTCTTTCTGGTGGAGGCGCAGGTCTTCGGGTACACGATGCGCGAGTGCTTCAAATTTTGAGGGCGGCGCATGAGAAAGAAAGTCAACAGCAAGTGCTACATGTGCGAGCGCCGTCATCCGGCGTGTCAGGACAAATGCCCTGACTATCTCGCGTGGAAAGCGAACCTTGATGCGACAAACGCGAAGATCAAAGACGAGAAAAAGAAATTTGAGGATATGGGCAGCTACCAGTACGAGACGGCAAAGCGGCTGCGCAAATCGAAATAACAGGAGGACAAAATGAAAACGATTGCGATTATGAACTACAAGGGCGGCGTCGGCAAGACGGTCACGACGATCAACTTCGCTGCCGAGCTCGCGGCCGCGGGCAAAAGCGTCATCGTGATGGACGCAGATGGGCAGTGCAACCTGAGCGACATTTTTCGCGCGGACACGCTCCACGGCGGCACGACCTACGAGGTGCTGACCGGCGAGACCGGCTGCTGCTGGGATGAGCTGGTGCAGGACACGCCTGTCGAGGGCGTGAAAATCGTTCCGGCCAGCGCGGAGCTGCCAAAGGCGGATATTGCCGCCCTGACCGGCGAGCGGCTGGCGAAAAACGGCATCCGCGATTTTTGCCTTGCGGTGGCCGAGGATGAGGGCGCGGACTATATCCTCATCGACTGCCCGACCGCCTACAACGCGGCTACGGTGGCGGCGCTGGGCGCTGCGGATGAGATCATCATCCCCGTCGAGCTGGAGGGCTTCTCGCTCCACGGCGCGGGCGAGATCCGCAGTCAGGTCGCCAACATGCGCACGGTCAATCCGCGGCTGCGCATCGCGGGCGCGCTGATCACCAAGCGGCGCGGCACGCGCATTCAGGAGGCCGCAGAGCAGGCGCTGCGCGTGAGCGGCATCCCCGCTTTTGAGGCAGCGATCCCGCTGCGAGCGTCCGTGCCGGCCAGCATGTCCAACCTCAACGCGAGCAAGACGCTGATGGGCTACGCGCCCAAGGACGCCGCGACAAAGGCGTATCACGACTTTACGCGGGAGTATTTGAGCAAGGGAGGCGCGGTCAATGGCTAAGGGCAAGTTTGACATGAGCGAGTTCCTCACGCCGGTCGAGGGCGTACCCGAATCGGATACGACGCGTGAGATCGCGGTCAATGACATCCTCGACAACCCGCTGAACTTTTACCCGAGACCGGACAACGAAAAGCTCGCCGAGCTGATGGAATCCATTCAAGCAAACGGTATGTTGGAGCCGCCGACCGTTGTGCCCGCGGAAAACGGCAAATACCGGCTGATCTCCGGGCACAGCCGGATGAATGCGGTGCGGCTGCTGGCATCCTACAAGGATGACGCTGTCGCCGAGCGGTTCCAGCGCGTTTTGTGCCGGGTGTTGCCAAGCATGACGACCGAGCAGGAAGAGTGCGCGGTGATTGAGGCGAATCGCCAGAGGATTAAGTCACCGGCCGTGCTGGCGCAGGAGGCCGAGCGGCTGACGCAAATCTACATCAAGCGCCGCGAAGCGGGCGAAGATCTTCCGGGGCGCATCCGCGACCGCGTGGCCGAGGCGATGCAGGTCAATAAGACAAAACTCGCCAACCTGAGCGCGATCAAAAACGGGCTCAAGGTGCCAGGGATTCGCAGGGCGTGGGAAGAGGGCAGATTGCCGGAGGCCGCAGCGCTTGAGATCGCCCGCATGGACGACAATACGCAGTACCGTCTGCTGGACTGGATGATCGACAACGGGAAACCTTGGGCGATCAAGAACGTGCAGGAGTTCGTTAAAACCAGAGCGAAAGACGAGCAGGCCGCAGAGGATGAAAAGTATATCGAGTTGCTCGGGCATATCCGTGAACGTCTTGAAAGAGAGCTTCGAGGATGTAAAAATCGAGAGGAAGGGATCGAGACGCTTAAAAAAGCGTTTCGGTGGGCCGGAGGCGGCAGCAAAGAGTTTGATTGGCAGGGGGAGGCTAAGGGCCTAAGACTGCGCGGTGAAGACCGAAAGTGCATTTTGCGCCCGTGGGCGACTGTGTGGGACATGCTTGCGGCAATGAGCATGCAGGATGGGCCAGTGCAGGCAAGTGAAACCCGCGAAAAGATCAAATCAAAAGAAGAGCGAAACGAAGAGTTGCTTGCGCTCAGATGGCACGAATCAGACGTTGAACCGCCAGACGGTGCACATATTGTTTTCATCGATGAAAGCGGAATTGTTGACGATGACGAATACATCGACGGTAGGCTGAAAAGCGGCTATGACGACTGGGACGAGGTTCTCCTTTGGACGCTGCATCCAGATGATCCGTCGCCGGCCAAGGCGGCGAGCTCGCCGGGATGGCTGCCGCTGGATGCGGAGCACTGGCCGGAGGAGGGCGCGCTGGTCGTGCTGAGCTATCCGACAGGGCTGGGCGGCAGCGCCTATCTAACGGCGCGATGCTGCGGGGGCGTAAGCGACCAGTACCCGTTTATTTCGACCGACGCTGGGATCTCGGTGCAGGATATCGTCGAGTGCCAGTGCGACAGCTGGCTGCTGATCAGCGAAAGACAGAGAGGGCGCAAGGATGACTGTGAGGCATGCAAAGCATCGCATCCGCAATGCAATAAGTGCTGCAAGGCCTGTGATGATCCTTGTAACGCTGCCCAATGGTGCAGGAAGGATGAAAAATGAAGCGATCCGGATATTTGCAGCAGAGAGACGGGAGGACGCAAGCGCTGCTGGACGTGATGCAGCGGACGATGAAACAATACATGCTGGACACGCTGCTGATCACGATGCATGAGGACTTCGGCTGGGGCTATGACCGCCTCAGCCGCCTCGCGGAAAAGTGGGGCGAGACGTATGACGTTTATTTTCCGGCGATGCAAAGCACCGAGGAGTCAGACGTCTACCAGGAGAGACTTGACCGGGCGACGCGCAGCTATATCGGGGACAACCAGCTTTACCCGTTTGCAGAGCGCTATCCGGAGATCAGGCAGTTAGGCTATGGGCCGAGGAGGACAAAATGAAAAACGAAGAGATTTTGACCGCGCTGCGGCGCTTAAAGGTGGAAACGGGGTCGCTGGCCTGCATGGGCTGCGGGCGCGAACACGACTGCGGCATTCACGGCTGCCGAATCGCGCGGGAGGCTGCGGAGCTGATCGAGAAGCTGACCGACCGCTGCGCGCGCTACGCCGAGGAGATCGCGGTGCTGCAGGAGCGAGAGAAATGGGTGCCGGTGACGGAACGGCTGCCGGAAAGTGCCGGCGATTATCTCTGCTGGGTCAAGTATTACAATATGTCCACGGGTAATATGGAAAAAGAACAGCGAGTCGGATATTTTACCCCGTGGGGCAATGTATGGGGCAGCGATGCCGTGCGCGGAGCGAGAACGACGGTGCTCGCGTGGATGCCGTTGCCGGATGGGCCGGAGGTGGAGTGATGGAACGACTGACATTTGAGGGGAACTTCTGCGACATTGCGCAATGCGATGTCATTCCAGGCGGCAGTTATTGCGAAAGCGGCAGTTGTACCCAGCGAAAAGTGTGGGAGCGCCTCGCCGCCTACGAGGACACGGGGCTGACTCCGGAACGCTGTGCCGAATTTGCGCGAGCAGACGCGGAAGGACGGTACATCGTAATGCGTGATACGAAACAGGAGGGCGTTGCCCGCCTGCGCGAGCTGGCCGATGCCGACAAGGATGGGCGGCTGGTGGTGCTGCCGTGCAAGGTGTGCGATACGGTGTATCTGATTGTGACAAAACGTGCGAGAGTTTACATGCCAGAGTTCAGATTCATCAAAAAGAGCAAGCT